CCAGAATACAAGCGCCTCAAGAACAAGTACGATCTGCTCTGGACACAAAAGTCGCCCGAAGGATATCTAAAAATTATGTCTGTGCTACAAAAGTACATAGACCAAGGCATCAGTGTTAACACCAGCTACAATCCTGAGTTTTACGAAGATGAAAAGATTCCAATGAGTGTAATGCTGCAACACATGGTGATGTTCTACAAATATGGCGGCAAGCAGCTTTATTATTTCCAAACAAACGATGGTCAAGGAGAACTTGACGTTAACAAGATGCTAGGTGAAGAAGACTTGCCAGAACTCGAGCAAGTTGATGCAGATGACGACTCAGATTGCGAATCCTGCAAGCTTTGATCCACACTATATAACCATTGACACGCCCAACGGGGCGTGTTACACTCGTAGATACAACAGAGGATATTCAATGAGCGTTTTTGACATAAACAACAAAGTCGACCACACTAAAGTAACAGCATTTTTAGACCCAAGTGGTGGCCCAACTATACAACGATACGACACACTAAAATACAAACAATTTGAGCAGTTAACTGAAAAACAGCTTGGATTCTTTTGGAGACCAGAAGAAATTGATGTCACACAAGATTCAAAAGACTTCAAAGATTTAACTGACCACGAACAGCACATCTTTACTAGCAATCTCAAGCGCCAAATTCTTTTGGACAGTGTGCAAGGGCGCGCACCTATGGAAGCATTTAGCCCAATTGTAAGCTTGCCGGAGATTGAAAACTGGATCACCACATGGACGTTCTCTGAAACAATTCACAGCCGCAGCTACACGCACATCATACGCAATATCTACACAAATCCTAGTAAGATCTTTGACGAGTTGCTGGACATCAAAGAGATTGTCGAATGCGCAGAAGACATCTCCAAGTATTATGATAATTTGATTGAAATGTCTTCGTATTACAATCTTCTAGGCGTGGGCACGCATACAGTCAACGGCAAAAAAGTTGTTGTGGACTTGTACGAACTTAAGAAGCTGTTGTGGCTAACACTAATGAGTGTGAACATCCTCGAAGGCGTAAGATTTTACGTTAGCTTTGCATGCAGCTGGGCATTTGCTGAAATCAAGAAGATGGACGGCAATGCCCAAATCATCAAGCTTATTGCACGTGATGAAAACTTGCACCTTGCCTCGACCCAGATGTTGCTGAAAATCCTTAAGAAAGACGATCCAGACTTTGCAAAAATTGCAGAAGAAACAGAAGACGAATGTGTGCAAATGTTTGTTGATGCAGTTGATCAAGAAAAAGCATGGGCCGATTATCTGTTCAAGGATGGATCAATGCTGGGTATCAATAGAGAGCTGCTGGACAACTATATTGAGTGGATTTGTGCCAAGCGTATGCAAAACGTATATTTGCCGTGTCCATACAAAACCCCGAGAGATAATCCATTACCGTGGACACAAAAGTGGATCAGTGGGGCAGACGTACAAGTGGCTCCACAAGAAACACAAATTACCAGTTATGTCAACGGCGGCACCAAGCGCGATGTTGACGGTGACACTTTCAAAGGCCTGAGCTTGTGAACACTGTTATATGGACCAAAGACAGTTGTGATTTTTGCGTTAAAGCAAAATCTATGCTGACAAGCAAAGGCATCGAGTTCGAAGAGAGAAATCTTTCTAGCAATGTATGGAATAAGGAGCAGCTATTAGAAGCTGCTCCTACTGCAAAAACAGTGCCACAAATATGGCTTTACGGAAAGTACGTAGGCGGCCACGACAACCTATGTAGGTATTTTGACGACCACAATATGTGGACAGGCGATTGCGAACTTTAACAACATAAATTATAAAGGAAATATAAATGATTATTGAAATCCCAGTATCTTCGGGCGATATTGTTACTATTAAGATGACCACAGGCGACGAAATTATTGCTCGCTTATTAGAGGTAAGCGAGACACAGTACATTGTTGCCAAGCCGCAAGCATTGATGGCAACTGAAAACGGCATGGGCCTTGGACCATTTGCATTCACAGTCAGTCCCGAAACAAAGATACCAATTAATCGAGCTACTGTTGTGTTTTGTGTCAAAACAGACCCCGACACAGCCAAAACTTACATCGGAAGCACTAGTTCGCTGGCGGCGATATAAATGGCAACTGTATTAACAACACAAATAATTACTAACGATAATTCATCCGAAGAGCTAGTAGTAGTAATCGGCGAAGATGCAGCACTGCAAAGCAGTTCTATTGCAATTGATTATTCAGCTAAACTTACTCGACTAGCTGATGCATTTGATTTACACAACAGCTATCTTGTACAAATAAAAGACGACGTTGAACGACTTAGGTATCTTTCTGACCCTGACAGTGTTGATAACGGAGACGAAAATCACGGCACTGGTTTGAGAGTCTCTCAACCGTATGGTATAATAAATTCTGCATTGCTACATGGGTCTTTGGTAAAAGCGGCTACTGCTCTTGATTTGGACAACGCCATCAATAATACAGATGCAACCAGAGAAGCTTCTGCAATATCTGCACTCGAAGCACTTTTACAACAGTTACGAAACTCTGCATTTTTTCAAGATAATAAGTAATTGACACTGTGCTGCTTATATGCTATAGTTTAGTATAGAGAGGAAAAATCATGAAAATATTAACAGATTGTGACGGAGTGTGGCTAAATTGGATATGGCCTTTCCACAAACACATGCACAACCTGGGCCATTGTCGAAGTAACAGTACTTCTTACGACATGCAAGTTAGTTATCCGGAATTGCAACGAGAAGAAATCCAACAAGCAGTTTTGGATTTCAATAACAGCGACAATATTAGTCGATTGCCTGCATTTAGAGATGCAGTTACTGGAGTCAAACGGTTGCTGGAAGCAGGCTACACGTTTGACATGATAACCAGTCTCAGTGATCAGGTGTCGGCAAAAGAATTCCGACAACAAAATATCGATACTGTGTTTGGTACTAATTGTGTTGAACAACTTATTTCAATAGCCTGCGGAGCCGATAAGGACGAGGAACTGGTCAAGTATGAAGGTACTGGGCTTTGGTGGATCGAAGACAAGCCCGAAAACTGTGATGCTGGGTTAAAATACGGATTGCGGCCAATTCTCATTGACGATCCAACTAATCAGTGGTATAACAACAATAATGTAATTAGAGTGTCCAACTGGGAAGAGTTGTGCGGAGTAATACTAAGTGAGTGACACGCATGAACAGTTAAAATTAACCTGGGCTATATATCTTCGAGAAAGTGAAAAATTCGACGAAGATAGCGTTAAGGTTAGTGCTGTTCGTGCAAGACAAGCACTACACGATATGAAAGAATTGTTAGTTATTCGCCGACGAGAAATCCAAGAAAAGAAAATCGATCAGTAATAAATACTGTGCGGGATGAATATTTAAACCCAGAAACGAGGAATTAATGGACAAAAATAACGTAGACTACTTATACGGCATCGTTGCTCGTGTTGAATACTATTATTCAATTAGAAAAAAAGCTATTCGATACATTATGGAAAACCATATTAAAAACGCAGAGTTGGGTATTAATCTTGTGTTAATGAGCGCAGTGTGGGCTTCTCACCAACGAAACGAGTTCTTAACTGAAGAAGACTTGTTAATATTATTTGGACTTAGTAGAGCCGAGGAGACAGCAGAACTTGATATGGAGGAGAGCGAAGTTTTAAAATTAAATCCTATTCACTTTGAACTCACACTAGACGAAATATTTGACCAAACAGTAGAAAGCTTTAAATAATGGCAGACCGAACAGTAAATAATACATCACAAGAGCTTATTGACGCGTTCTTTAAAAAAGGCGGCGAAGTTGAAACACTGCCGCCGGGTGCTCGATCAGAAGACATTGTGTACACTGGTGGCTTTTACGGACGCCGAAAGAAGAAGAAAGAGGACGAAACATAAGCAACGTTACCGAACCAAACAAGGATTAAAAGAGCCCAATGGTAATGAAGAGAAAACCGGCAGCACATGTCGATATTGAAGATTTAGCAGTAACGTTGGACCAAATGATAGATGCTGGCCATGCAATTGGTGTTCAGTTTCATCACGTTGAAAGTGCTGCAAAGCAACTGCGCCACTTATCTAA